GTTGCTATGGTTTTAAAGGATAGAAAATAGTTGGGAAAATTTAGGTTAAGAATATACGACCACATTAAAAAGGAGATAATAAAGAGCCTTGTTGTAGAAGCTAGTACCATAAGCATTGCAGCAAAATTAGCTGAAATACATAGCGAGGATTTAAAGTGGGAACACAAAGATACAACAATACAGATTGATGAGATAAAAGATGATGACTAGTTTAATTTCAGCAATCGTTAACAATCTATTAGGGAGAGGTATAGCTTTCTTAACAGAATATTTTAAAAAACGTAAAGTAGCAAAACTTGAAAGCGAAGTCTCTTCCTTAAAAGATAAAGTCTTAATTTTAAAAAAAGAAAAAGAAGCTCAAGTAAGAATTGAAAATTGGCAAGACCGATTAAGAAACAAGGAAAACGAATCATTAACAAAAGAACTTAACAGGATTCTAAATGGCTAAACAAAGACCGCTTACCGCAACTCAAAAAAATAAATCAATTAAGAAGAAAACATCACAATGTAGTAGTCTTAAAAGATGTAAAACTTCAAATTTATCAAAAAGCAAGAAAAGAAGTTATAAACCATATAATAGGCAGGGCAGATAATGATAAATCCATTCACACGCATTTTAAGAGGGCATAAACAACAGATAAGCTATAAATCATATGTTGGTATTGCCTTAATAACAATATCACTCTTATCGTGCTCTTACGTTAACAAAAATTCCAATACTTTACCAGAAAAAATAAAATATGAAAAAGTTGAATTTGAACCATGTGCTTATAGTGGAAGCGGCTATGTTTGCATAAAAAATAGTGACGCAGTAAAACTTGTGATAAACTTTAAGCAATGCCAAGAGCAAAATAATTTACTGAGGGAAATTAATGGAAACTGAAATAATGGCAATAGTGTCTCAAGCACCAGCACTAGCAATAGTGGTCTGGCTTATAATGAGACAAGAGAAAACAAATGGACAGAAGAATGGAAATGGAGCTAACCTTGAGCTTGTTAGAGCTATTTCTGGTTCAATGGAAAAATTAGCAGATGCTCAAGTGGAAGCAAATAGAATTCACGCACAGAGAGGTAGGAGTTTTGAAAAATGGGTAGACTTCCAGCAACAGCAAGTATCAAGTCAGTTTCAATCAAGAAACCAAAAATAGACTATCCTAAATATTTGGCTCTTCAACTAGAAGACCACAAAGATATACCTATACCAATTTTTGAACATACGTTTCATCCTACAAGAAAGTGGAGATTTGATTTAGCTTTTATGGATGCTAAGTTAGCGGTAGAGGTTGAAGGCGGTATTTGGAATTATGGAAGACACAACAGAGCAGCTACCTTTATTAAAGACATGGAGAAGTACAATAACGCTTGTCTTTTAGGGTGGAATTTGTTAAGGTTGTCAACAGATATGGTAAAGAGTGGCGAAGGCGTAATTTACGTTCTAAAATTCTTTAAAGGAGATAAATATATTGAATGATGACTCGGTAGAGAAATCATTTTTATCCTTATATGACGAATTCCTCAAACTCAACATTCATACTCAATCTCAACAAAAGACAGATATCAAAATGAAATTAATTATGAAAGCAATATTATACGTCTTAGAAGATTTATCAGTACACTATTACTGGAAAGAAATAAATCGAGTAAAGGAAAAGAATGATGAAAAAGGTTCACACTAAAACAGTTTTTATTTCTGATATACATATTCCGTATCAGGACAAGAAAGCTTTAACAATGGCGATGGAGCTTATAAAAGATTTAAAGCTTAAAGAGTACGACAATATCATAATTGGTGGAGACTTAGTTGACTATTACCCTATTTCAAGTTTTCATCCTGATTTAACACAATCTAATATTGACATAGAGCTCTTTGAAGCAGTAGAGTGGTTAAACAAGTTAAGAAAACTTGCTCCTAAGTCTGATATCTTTTTCTTTGAAGGAAACCACGAACAAAGGATGCAGAAAAAAATAATGTCTGCTACCAGCTCACTTGCTCCTTTTTTAAAAAATAGATTGTCAATAAGAGAGTTGCTAGAGTTTAGAAAGTTTGGAATTAAGTTTGTAAAAACTCCTTTCACTTTAAACAAAAAACTTTTCTTTTTACATGGTCATGAAAAGAAAGGGTTTATAACTCCAAAACATATTGCTAATGTAAATCTTATGTATTACAATCGCAACGTCATAGTAGGACACCATCATAGATTTGATATGAGCATAACAACTCAGTTAGATGGCTCTCTCTTGGGTGGTTGGGCTAATGGGTGTTTAGCGGATTTGAGTTTGCTACCAGACGGCTTGTACTCGTCTTTTGATTCTACTCAACGTGGTTTTACAATTGTTAATACAAAACCCAATGGTTTTTTTAGTGTAGACCTAGTGTTATTTATACCTAACAAACAAAAGGGTTACGAGTGCCTGTATAACGGCAAGTCTTATCAACAATAGTTTTCTTATTAATTTAATTTGATTTTAGTTATAGTTTGGGTATATTTAACTATAGGGTAATTCAAACATATTTTGATAACGAAGAAAGCCAAGAGATTGGCACTAGCCCTTTAAACTTTACCCTTGTTATGCTATGAAAGAAGTTTGGAAAGCAACAGAGTATCAAGACTACATAGTCTCTAACAAGGGCAGAATTAAATCTTTAAAATATTACACAACTGACAATAAACACGAAAGAATCTTAGCCCAAAACCCTGACTCTGATGGTTACATGACAGTTACCCTATATCCTAATAAAACTTACAAGAAAGCTAAGGTACATCGTCTAGTTGCAATCGCTTTTTGTAAAGGCAAGAACAATAACAAATCTTTAGCTCTACATATTGACGGGAAGAAAACAAACAATAGTTATAAAAATCTTTATTGGGGAAACGCTAAAGACAATAAAGCTGATTCAATCAGGCATGGTACAAGTAGTGGAGCTTGGACTTGGGAAACTGCACCACATAGGAAGTTGCAACCTAAAGATGTTAAAAAAATTTGGAGCTTACTAAAGAAAGAAAGTATAAGTAAAATTGCTAAAATGTATAATCTTTGTTACAAAACAATTTATGACATTAAGACACAAAAAAACTGGAAACATTTAACTGTCAATTTCAAGTAGCTTAAATAGTTGTTTCTTTAAAGTAGAGTTTAATTTTATTCTGCCTGTTTCTACATGAGCAATAGTGCTTTTAGATATTTTGTATTTGTCGTTAAAAAGTTTTTCGCATACGTTTTGTTGAGACAAGCCAAGCAGTTTTCTTTTAGTGATTATCTTTTGTACGTCATTTAAAGTATTTTTCTTAGAGTTCCACAGTTCATATAAGTCTTCATATATGTTTTGCAAAGCGATTGTAGATAGTTTCTTCATTCTAAAAGACAACAATTGTTTGCTTATTCCATATTCTTTAGCTTTGTCTACTAAAGATTTGTTGTCAAAAATTGTGGCTTTTAGTGCATCGAAAGTTTGTTTTTTTACTTGTATAATGTTATCCATATAAAGTAAAGTTAACTCAAATAAAGGTTTTGTCAATATTTGACAATAGTTATATCTTGTGTATTATAATACCTAATATCAAATATTCATAAGGGGGTAATAAATATGTCAGTAGATGGACAAGAAGAAATGTTAGAGCAAGTTCAAATGCAAGTTGAAGAAGAACTACCTAACGGAACAATAGAAGAAAGAAAAAAATTGTTTGACCAACTGGTAGAACAAAGAGGTAATTATGGCGACTTCTTATACAGTATGTCAAAAGGAGATTAGTGTGGAAAAAACAAAGAATAAAAAGAGACCTGCAATAGCTAATTTAGGTGTTGGGTTTTTTGGTAAAATGCACAAAAACAAACAAGAGATGAAGGCTAAACATTCTCGGAGTGTTAGTGCGAGAAATAAAAAAAAGGATGGGAGAGGTAAATAAAATGGCAAAAGCTAAAATACCATTACAGATGGTAGAAGGTAATATAGAAAAAGTTTCAGCAGATGGGAAAGGTGTTTTGTTAAATGACACTTGGTACAACTATAGCAAAGACGCTTCTGAAGGTTGTACTCTAAGTGCGGGAACTAATGTTAGAATCACTTTTAAGAATTGGAAAAGTGCTGATGGCAAAATAGAAAGAAACTACATCGAAGAGCTAGGCAAGTCTGCTGAAGCCTTAGACAAAGAGCTTGATGTTGCAATGGGCATTGAGGAAGTACCTGCGTTTATTGATAATCTAAAAAGTTCAAAGAAAAGCCCAGAAGAAAAGAAACAAGAATCAATTATCCGTCAATCTTCTTTAAAGTCTGCTGTACAATTTTCGCAAGGCAAGGATTTAAAACTTGAAGAAGTGTTTAACATTGCTGAAGCTATGTACGATTGGGTTGAACAAAAAGACCCAGTACCATTTTAGGAGAGATTATGAATCGTTGTATACCAAATTATTATTCAATTCTTACTGCTGACATACGTTACGATACAAGGCTGAGTTGGTTTGAAAAAGTATTATATTCCGAGATATCGGCACTTACTAATAAAACTGGCGAGTGTTGGGCAAGTAATAAATATTTTGCGGATGTTTTTGCACAGTCAGAAAGAACGATAACTCGTTCAATTAGTATGTTAAAAGAACTGGGATATTTACAGCTTAAGCTAGAGTTTGATGGTAAGGCAATAACAAAAAGAACAATAACAATAGCTAAACCCCTAGACAATAATGTCAGTACCCCTATAGACAAAAATGTCAGTACCCCTATAGACAAAAATGTCTACCCCCCTATAGACAAAAATGGCGACTATAATACTACAAGTAAAATTAATATTACAAGTAGTAATATAAATAGAGACATGGAAGATTTTACAGTATTCTGGAAAAGTCTTTTAGGAAGAAAGAAAAACAAAAACGATGCCTTTAAAGTCTATCAAAAAATAGACTGTGATTTAACAGCAGACAAGTTAGCTGAGAAATTTAATCAGCTTTTACAAACAAGAGAAGAGAAGTTTGTGCCTTATCCTCAGAAGTGGTTAAAGAACGAAGGTTGGAACGAAGAAGAAACAATAGGAGAAAGGCGAGGAGATTTTCATTATGATGCACCCCCTTTACAAGTTGGAGAGAAAGAAGGAAGTATATCGTTACATGAGGATGAAATCGGCTCTGCTCCAAACCCTAATGCAACTCAAACAGAACTTTGTGAGTTCTATATTTCCGAGTACAAAAAGACAGGCGACACCAAAATGGTTAACTACTATCGAGACCACTTACAGCACTTGCAACAAGCAGAAAAGTAGAATATAATTCAGGAGAAACAAATGACAAAAGAACTACAAGATAGTCTAAAGAATAAAGAATTAGGTACATTTGTTATTCTTTACGCACTAAAAAATTATAGAACAAGTTTTACCCTTGATAAAGATATGCCAAAATATGCACAAGTTTTGAATAGCCTTATTGAGAAGTATGATAAAAAAGCAACAGATATTTTAATTAAAAAAAACCTAATAAGCGGAGTAGCGAAATGAACGAAATTTTAAAAGAGTCAACAGAAACATTAGAACAAAAAGCAACAGTTGAATCCTTAGTAGACAAACTTCGTAGTATTAATGTAACAATATTAAAAGGTAGGCTAGAACGGGGTGCTTATCTTTTAGCAATAAAACAAGAAAAACTTTATGTTAACTATGATTCTTATTGTGTAACTTGGAACAATTTTTTAGAAGCAATTAATGTTCCTAGAGAAACGGCTCGACAAGACATGAAAATATATGAAAAGTTTGCTGAGTATTTAAACGCAAACTCTTTGTGGCTACAGAAGATTCCTTACGAAAGATTAGTTAGGTTGTTGCCCGTTGCGGAAAACATGAACAATAATGATGACGTTGCAAACATTCTTTATATGGCATACGAGTCTAACAGAAATGATTTTGACAATAACCTAAAAGAACTAAAAGGTTTGATACCTACAGATACTTGTAAGAGTCATTTTGAAAATCCTCAGATATACGAAAAGTGTACAGTCTGTGGCGACTTTAGAAAAAAGGACAATTAATTGATACAAGAGATAATTGACAAACACTCTTTAAATTATGTTGATTGGATTAGAAAAAAAAGTTGTTGCATTACTGGTTACGAACATTCTGACCCACACCATTTGGATGCAATAGGAATGGGACAAAATCGAAACCGACCAAGCTACAAACATTTTACTTGCGTTCCGTTGTGCAGAGAAAAACATAGTGAGTTGCACCAGATTGGACAAAAAGCGTTTGAACGAAGATACAATTGTAATCTTTGGGAAGTAGCTTTCTATAACTATCGCAATTATTGTTTGACTATAGACAATAGTTAATTATCATTATTACATGGCAGGAAAAAGAACCTCTAAGCTCCAATTTATAAGTGCTATACAAAAACACAAGGGTATGGTGGTAGATGTCTGTAAAGAGCTACAAATATCTCCACAGGCTTTCTACAAAAGAATTAGAACCAACCCAGAGCTTAAAGAAGAGTTTGAACAATCAAGAGACACAATGATTGACTTTTGTGAAAGCAAACTAAAACAACTAATTGAGGAAGGTCATTTCCCTAGCATACAATTTTATCTTCAATGTATCGGTAAAAATCGTGGTTGGGTAACCAAACAAGAACACCATACAACAACAGAAACAAAAAATTATGTTGTGGCAATACCTCAAGAATCTATGATTGAGGAAGAAGATATTGAAGAAATCGAAACAACCTTTAACTAATGATGTAATTTGGCAACCCCATCCAAGACAATCAGAATTTTTATCTACAACTGTAGATGAGTGTTTGTTTGGTGGAGCAAATGGCGGGGGCAAGTCTGACGCTATTATGGTTTTACCTTTAAGATGGATTTATCATGCTGAGTTCCGTGCTGTTATCTTTCGTAGAAACACAAAATCACTTAGAAGAATCATTGACCGAACAATGCAAATTTATAAAAAAGTAGAGCCACAAGTTCATTGGAGTGAACAAAAGCTAACATACACTTTTCCATCAGGAGCAAAAATATATCTTTTTCACATGGAGCATGAAAACAATAAATATGATTGGGAAGGTATTCAACTTAACTTAGTTTGCTTTGATGAAATTACTTCTTTTACTGAAGAACAATATATGTATTTGTTTTCTAGGATTCGCTCTACTTGTCCAGAGCTACCTAAATACATGAGAGCAACAGGCACTCCAAGTGGGGACAATATTGGTTGGGTTAAAAAACATTTTATTGATGTTTGTAAACCAAACAAAATCTATAGAGATGGAAGAACAAAACTAACTCGACAATATATACCAGCAACAGTAGACGACAATCCCTCATTAAAAAATACCGACCCTAACTATGAAAACAGACTAAGAGCCGTTGGAGACGAAAAAACTTATCGCAGACTTAGGTTTGGGGATTGGACAATAGTAGAAGGGAGTGCTTTTGAAGAACTAGATGAGTCAGTTCACAAAATAAAAGATTTTGAATTACGAAATGATGACATAGTTATTAGAAGTATGGACTGGGGGTTTGCAAAGCCTTTTGCAGTTTTGTGGGCAGTACAAAGAGAAGAAGCAATAATAGTTTTTAAAGAATTTTATGGGGCTACAGGCAGAAAATTAGACGAGGGCTTAAGGATGTCTGCTGAAGATGTAGCAAAACAAATTGTTGATTTAGAAAAACCATTTCCTTGTGGAGTTGCACTAAGTTATTGCGACCCTGCTTGTTGGAGTAAAATAAATCAAGTTGAAAGTATTGCGGATATATTTATGAACAATAGTGTGTTCTTTTTACGAGCAAAAAATGACAGAATTATGGGTAAACAACAAATACATTTAAGATTAAAAATAAATGAACACAGAGAAGCGAAGTTGTATATTCATGAAAGTTGTCATTACCTTTGGCAAGAGTTACAAAACATACAACTCGACCCAAGACGTTCAGGCGAAGATGTTAAAACACAAAAGTGCGACCACGCTTATGACGCTTTAAGGTACGGCTTAATGGGTAGCCCAGTTGGTAGCGATGGCAATAGTGATGTTTACTTGGGTGGCACTAGAGAAACATCTCAACAAGAATTTTAAGCAATAGTAGTTTGACAATAGGTATTAGTCGTGTATCATATACTAATTATGAGAAACAATATTATATCAAAGAAAAAAAAAGCAATAGAGGATTTTAAGAAAAAAACGCTCCAGTACACAGAGTTAGCTAAAGCCTTGATTGAAACAATAGAAGGTGCAGACTTTGAAGACATACTGCTACCAGCAATACAGGAAACGGCAGTTCGTTTTGATAGCCTAAAAGGCGAAGAAGAAGAAGCCAAATTAATAAACAGCATTAGTGCTGACTTTATACTTATAGGACTGCTTACTAAATGTTTTTCTTATTACAACACACGAGACAAAAGAGAAAATATATTGAAAGAATTTAAAGAATTAGAAGACAGACTATTGAATTAAACACGATATGACCCCTGAAGGAGAGACACTCCTTGACCAAGAAAACGTCTCACTCATAATGCCTTTGGGGGTCTCCTTTCCAAACAACTTATTTGACATCTACTTTACTTTGTGTATACTGTTCTATATATTATGGTTAATATATTTTTAAACCATAAAAAAAAGGAGAGCAATATGAGCCACAGAATTAATGACGAATGGTTAGAAACATTTTATGAAAATCTTGAAGCAAGATGTTTTGAGCTTAATGGCAAAAGGCAAGATGGAAAATATCAGTCAAGCAACTTGGTAGACTTTCTTGAAAGCCACGAACAAATTGCTGTATCAGATTTGATGTGCGATGAACTTACACCACAACAAGCGGTTACAGAAACAATATCCAAATTTGAATCATGGATAGACGAAGAACAAAATGCAGGGGAGATAATATGAAAGAGAATATGAAAGTTTCTGTGTTTGGAACTAAGGGAGACAATATGATAACAACAGATAAAATGTTGAACGAAATGTTAGTCAGCAAAGTTGACTACAAAGATTTAAAGAAAGAAGATGTTTTAAGAACTACGCAACTTGGCGAACCAGTTACATCAATCTTGATGGAATCTGTAAAACAAGGACGAGGATTGAAACCAACAATATTGGTTAACACCAAAGGAAGCGAAGTTGGTATGTTTGACGAAATCGGTTCTGTCTTTGCAGATGATGTATCTCAGGTTAAGAAAGATGGGGAGTGGCTTGAAGTAATTAACAAACCGCAGACAGGCAAAAGAGTTCAAGATAAGTTTTTTGCAGGAGAGGAAATAGATGAGTAGAAAATATACGAAACATGGATTAGATTTTATGAACTGCGATGAATCAGAATTTCAAAAAAGGTTAGATTTTTTAGAAGACTTTTTAACTGAGCTTGGCAGATTAGTCGATGGAGACTCAGGAGCTTTCCAACGAACTATGCAGGGTTGGACTCCAACTGATGTCTACGAAAAAGGAACAAAAGAAAAAAAACTACCTGAGCAATTAGCTGAGGAACTTTATAAAGAGAGAGGTGTAACAAATGCAAGACATTAACAAAGACGACAAAAAGATAGAAGCTTTTTTTATTGACAAACGAAAAGAGTATTCTAAAAAATACTACGAAAAAAACAAAGAGCTTATCCTTGCTAAGAACAAAGAGTGGAGAGAAGCAAATCCACAACGAGAGAAATCTAGGAAAGCTGATTGGTATGTTCAAAACAAAAACCATGTTGCCGAAACACAAAAAAACTACATGGATAAAGTTGGCAATGAATTGAGAAGAGAAAAATATAACAATTTAAAAACTACAGACCCAACAACATATCAAAAAAAACTTGCTTATCAAAAAGAATGGAGAGACGCAAACAAACAAAAAGTGGTGGAGTATAGAAACAAGCACCAGAGAAAGGTAACCAATGAATAAAAAGATTGTACTTTTAGAAAACAATGTTCCGTTAGATTTCCGATATCGTGTTACACAAAACATTGTAGACCAAATGAGGTTTCTAAGAATGTTAGAATATAGTTTGCAAAAAATAGTTGACTTCATTTATGACACTAGAGGTCTAAAGATATGTACAACAACTGTTAGCTATTGGACAAACGAAACTCGTAGGAAAAAACAATTGGTTAACAATCTTAAACAAAAAAAGAAACTTCGTGCCTTAGAAACTGCTGTTGAAAAGAAAGCTAGAATAAAAAAACAATCTAAGTACAGACTATTGAATTGGAAAAGAGACCCTAGACTAAGACTGAAGCACGACATACAATCAGCTAAGGATGAAAAACGAAGTGCAAGAAGAACTGTACAAGGGTTAGATATAAAAAAAGCAAACGCACTAAAGCTCTTGTTACATACACCCAATCGAAAGGTTGTGTAAATAGTCTATTGACATTGACTGTACTTCAGGTATTCTTACCTATGAACTTACAGAATAAACCAAGTGGTAGAGAGCGATTCTCAAAGGACTCAAGCGAGACATAAACCCCACTTCGCTACAGCAGAGACAGAGATGTCTTGTAAGACTAAGCCTAGCAGGGAATGTCGAATTCCAGTATGCGTAACAAGATGTAAGTAATATAGAAAAATAAGTATGCCGACATATCGGCAGGGAGAACAAAAATTATGATTGAAACATTTAATAAGAACGCAGAGATAACAAACCGCAGACAGGCAAAAATTATGATTGAAACATTTAATAAGAACGCAGAGATTTTACGACACGCAAATTTTAACATGGACAAACAAGACTTTGTAAAGTTTGTCTTGAATAGGTGGAGAGATACTCAAGATAACTTTGACTGCTACACCGATGAGAAGTTTTCAAGGTTTCAAGAAAACACTTTGATGTGGCTAGGCACTCTTTCAGGCAAAGCCTATTGGGAAACATTACAAGGCTTGTTAGATTGGTACACCATAAACTATAAAGATATAGATGAAAGGTGTCGAGCTAACGAAGCAAGGAGAAAAATATGAGCAATATAGAATATAGCGGATGGACTAACTGGGAAACTTGGAATTGTAAACTATGGTTAGATAATGACTTTAGACTTTATCATGAGGTGCAAGATATATGTAAGATGGGTTTAGAAAACGAGAAGTCGGCTTATGACGTTGGAGAATATATCCACCACCTATTGCTTGACTTGCTATATGACAGAGAACAAAAGCTCTGGGGATTTTTTGAAGATTCAGTCAACCATAGTATGCGAGTTGTCAACTGGACAGAGATAGCTCAACACATCATGGATGATACAGAAGAAGAAATGAAAGCAGGGGGGGAATCAAAATGATGAGTGAATGGAAAACACTTTTAAAAATAGCAGGGGAGTTACAAGGAAGCAATAATCATATTTGTACTTGTGATGGAAGCAACACGGCAATCAGAAGATGGGTTGAAGCTTTTGAGTTTGCTAACGACATGGAATCTTTTAACTTCTATGATTATAGTAGAACATCAACTGACTATAGAGGGTACGAAGATGAGCTTGGTAGAGAAACACTCGATGAAGACAAGTTTGAATGTGCGATACAAAAAGCTTTTGGTCATAGCCTTTATCTTAACCAAGAAATTTGGAATGATTGGACACCCCCTAGTATTATCGGAGATATTATCTGGGATGCTTCACAACAATGGGAAGAAGATACTTTTACAAAAGAAGAGTACAAGGAAATTAAGAAAGCACTTGGCGACTTCTTTCATGCAGAAGTATTAAAGTTAGAAGACAAAGCTTTAGAAGAGCAATACGACAAAATTTAAACTAAGGGAGAGATTATGAATAAATTAGAACAAACGATTAGTTTTCTATCCAACATGGATAGAGTTTTTTATAAAGATTTTTTAAGCTCAATATGGCACAGGTCTGACAAATCAACTTTAGATATGAAACGTGATGAAGTTAAGCAGTTACGCAATGTCATTAGTTTATTAGAAATGGAAAGGGAAACATTCCAAGAGGGGGACTATGAAAATGAGTAAGGAAATAGAATTGAAACAAGACCACGACCAAGTATGCGTTTGGTTGGCTACTGTAATCCAGAACGCAAAAGACCCAATGTCGGTAGAAGACTTTGAGGACTATATGCTTGTTGAACTTGATTACAGAGTTCAATATATGTTCGAGTATAAAACATTGCCAGACAATAGTGGCGAAGGCGGTAGGAACGATGTGGTGTTTGCCCTACATAACGATGACGTAAATAGAATGATGGGAGACAGGCTTATAAGGTTTGGCGGAGACATCAAGTGGTATAACGACTACAAAAATAACTATGGAAAACAGATACCTAGCAAGTATCGTTTCATCCAACATGATGGATTCAATTACAGCTTTGGGTAAATCAAGAGGGGTTAAAATAACGACCCCTTAAACCCACAGTAGAAATCGCCCCAATATGGGAATCACACCAATAAGAGTACACTTGTTCATATAGAGAGAGATGTACTTCTTAATCTATCTTAAATGAGCTAAGAAGAGTGATATAAGGATAGTTAGTATACTAAGAGAGTATGTAGTCATTCTAATGATAACAGTAACTTAGCTATCTTTTAGTTTAGTAAGTTTATGCAGTATATATATTTTGCACTTCTTTCTTTGAGAGAAAGCGAGAAAAAGAAGCATTACTTTGGTTAGTTTAGGTTATATAAACTAGAACCTGTCAGTTCAAACCAAACAATAGTAGCGTAAGGTTAATTAAAAAAAAGACTTGACAAATTATTGCTTGACTTTTAAAAAAAGAAAATAAAAAAGCAATAGTGGCGTAGAGACAATAGCTGCGTAGAAGCAATAGTAGCGTAGAGCAACCTAGCAAATAGAAAAACAGAAAGCGGATTCGAATTGTGGACATCATGGAGTTATGGACTCGGTTTATCCAGATTAAAATTAAAATAAAAATCTGGGGTAAAGTTTAAAGTTAAAGATGTGATATCTTAAGAGTTAATCTAAGCCCTACCTAAGGCACGTTTAAAGGGGTACGATAAAAAACCCACTTGACCCGATGATCGATGTGGTAAGAGCTTATTTTATTCTATTCTATGGATGTTTTGAAAGGGGCTAGGATTAGCCCCCCTAATGGATACCCTAATTGAGAATTAATAGGGTGTTGAAAATTGTAAGGATTGCCAATAATACGATATTGACAAATACCCAATCAGTGGACAAAGGTCTTTTTAAATCTACACGATTTTTAAAATCTCTCATTCGTCCCCCGTAATACTTAAAATCTCGTCTTCTAGGTTTTCCACTTCGTGTGGTTCAAGCCCAAAAATCTTAGCTAGTTCGTCAATGTTCGCTTCGCTGAGAGCGTCTAACTTTTTGACATCTACAGCAGCTTCAAATCCGAAATGGTCTTTGGTGTTGTACTTAATACCCATAATTTTTTACTCCCTTAAAATGTGGGGCAGTTTTAAAAGGATACCCCAGCTTTTTAAAGTCTCTTAAATTCTACCAACCCGCCACTCATCAAGAATTGTTTTCCTACTGAATGAAGCGTCTATGAATTTTTGCTTACTGAAATTTGAATTGTCAGACAAAAAGATATTAAATAATTCTTTGTATAAATGAATTATTTGAGCGTCTGAATGACCTAAGTCATCCCTTTGCAATTCACGAACCAGATGAGCAAACTTAACATAATCTTTTCTAGTCATAATAAACTCCCTTAGTTTTTAGATTAAGCAGTTTAAAGACTTGCTTAGGTCTGGCTTCTTTAGTCTTCGGCTTGGTCGACTCTTAACATATCTCTATCAAAGTCGGACATATATCTTTCTTCGTAGAATTTCATATATGCCAAATCCGAAGCGTCATCTTTAGAATATCCTTGCTCAATAAAATCAGCTTGAAGACTTTCTAAGATGTAAGCGTTGAACTCGTCTCTCATAATTTAACTCCCTTTTCATTTTGACCTTTTGCGATTATCTGAAACGCTAAGTGGTCGACCTGTTGAAGTTCAAGACTTAAGGTTTTAATTTCAAACCTTAATAAATGTTTTGAAATCACAGGGACATTTTTAGGATTGTAAAGCAACCAAAGACAACCAAGAGTTAACAGAAAGTCTGTCAGCTCTTGGCTTAGCTTCATGCTCCGAGTCTGGGTTTTATAAGTCAGCATGATTTTGGTTACCCCCTTTGAATTGTTAGGTCTTGTAAGGCTTCGTCTATTTTGTCGTCAACATCTTCAGTCGTTGGACAGTAATCAACTTTGCTTTCGACATCGTCTATTCTATATTCTAAGTTACTTATTTCGTCACTTGGGTTATCGTTTCGATTATCTATAACATCATTAACACCATCTATAAAAGAGTCGGTCATGTCATAGTCTTTAAGTAGATAATCTCTTAAAGATAATCTTTGAATCTCAGCAGTTTCCAATTTAACTTTTAATGTTTTATATTCAACTAAGAGACATTCAAGCTCCACTACATCGGATTCGATTAGTGTGTACTTGCCGTCTGTAAAATCGTTGATGTCTAAAGATTGAATTTTCTTTAGTGTCTCAATGATTATTTCTATTGTATTAACTTCTATCATAATTTAACTCCGTTTTTTTTATTTGGTATATCTTGTTTTTAAGTTTCAATTAACAACTACATCTTTTTACTTTTTAAGGATTGTGTTCTTTGCCTAACGTTTTACGTTGCTAGGTCTTTGCCCTTGTTGGCTTGATGTTTGCCTTGTCTATGTCGGGGCTTTTTCCGACTGCACCTATTTCGTTTTTTCCATGTTTACCTCTTATATATAAGAATAGCACCTTGACCTATATATACAAGGGCTAACTTTCTAAATATTAAACTTATTATATAAGCCCCTATTGACGGGGCATTTAAGAGGACAAAAGTTTTTCATATTCATGGAGAGTTTGACAATATCCTTACTACAGCCATTTACATAATGTCTATTTTCACTTCTTTATTTTAGTTAGTTGACTCTGCGTACTATTTAAGATTCTTAGAAAGAAGAACGGCAATCAAATCAGGATTAAGAACAATGAACTTAAGCAATAGGTCAGCCTTGAAGTCAATGAGGTTTTCGCCTTTGTACGAATCTGATAGCATATCGAAGGCGTGTATGAGTTCATGAAGGAAGATAGACTCTGGTCTATTGATATCATCAAGAGCTACATAGATTTCTCTTTTCTCTAAATCACAGTAACCGCATAATGGTTCATTGAATTTAATTTTTAGTTCTGGGAGTGTTGTTTCTATTAAGTCCCATTCTTTATAGGGCGTACCAAAGTATATCTTTTCTTGGTTGAAGTAAGACATATCATAGTTTACATGATTGAGAAATTAGAGTAAAATACTTGGAAATGGGATATCTTGATAACTTTACTAAATGGAAGATTTTTGAACCTTCTGAAGCAAAACAAAAAGAAACACCGAGAATGGGAGAGATGGCAGTTAATGAATCTTTGCTATATGGACAAAATACATTCTCTAAATATAACCCTGATACTTTAGTTGGTAGAAAGGGTTTATTGGCATATGACAAAATGCGAATAGACGATACTGTTAAGTCTTCTCTAATTTTAAAAAAATATGCTGTGTTAGCACCTAACTTTAGAATAGTACCTGCGAGTGATGAACAACAAGACATAGATGTAGCGAATTATTTAGAATACTGCTTTGACCATATGGAAGGGTCTATCTACGATTCTATATTACAGATACTTACAGCTCTTGACTTTGGATATAGTATAACAGAAATAAATTTTGAAATATTTGACGAAGGTGACTTTAAAGGCATGGTAGGTTTGAAGTCTCTTAAAACTAAATACCCACACTATTATCAATTTGAAGTAGATGCTTATTCTAATATTAAAAAAAATGGTTTGATATACAATGTAGGCGGGTCTGAAAAGAAGCTGCCTTTAGATAAGTTTGTTATTTACTCATATCAAAAAGAATTTGGTAATCCATACGGCAACTCCGATTTAAGATGTGCATATCGTGGTTACTGGTCTAAAGACGTATTAATAAAATTTTGGAATATCTATCTTGAAAGGTTTGCAATGCCAACAGTAGTTGGACAATATGCTTCTAATGATTCGGGTAGTGTAAATAATCTTAGAAACATTTTAGATAACCTATCTGCTAAAACATCTATTTCTCATAGGATGGGTGAATTTGATTTAAGTTTATTAGAATCTTCAAGAAACAGTACACAAGAATATCAAGCCGCTTTAAACTTCTACAACAAAATGATTGCCAGAAGTATTCTTATTCCTGATAGATTGTTTGCAGAGGGCGAGACTGGTGCATACGCACAATCTAAAATTCACTTTGATGTATTCTTATGGGTTGTAGAAAAACTAAGACAAGACATTGAAGAGATTGTTATGAAGGAACAATTAGTTAGAAGACTGATTAATTACAATTTTAAAAATGTAAAAAAACTTCCGAGCTTTAAATTCAATCCTCTTACTGATGAACAGAAACTAGCTCTTAATGGTATGTTTATTGATGCTGTCTCTAAAGGGGTCATCACTAAAAACGATGAAGATGAAAACTATATTAGAGAGTCATTAAACTTCCCTCTTGCAAAAAAACCTGTGGAAAAAGAAGACAAAGAAACTCCTGACCCTATTGAAGAGGAAGTAGAAACTGAGGAAGTAGAAGTTGAAGAGAAAGAAGAAGAGGTAACAACAGAACAAAAAGACAATGCTATTTCTGATATAGACTTTACACCGACTGATAGTATGAAAGCTGAAGCGGATAGAGGATTAGCTTGGAGAAAAGAATTTAAAAGAGGTGGCACTCTTGTTGGAGTAGCCAGAGCTAATCAACTTTCTAATAAAGAAAACCTAAGTCCAAGCACAGTTAAGCGTATGTTCTCTTTCTTTAGTAGACATGAAGTAGATAAACAAGGAAAGGGTTTTAACAAAGGTAGTGATGGCTATCCAAGTGCAGGTAGAATTGCTTGGGCTCTCTGGGGTGGAGACGCAGGATTCTCTTGGTCAAGAAAGAAAAGGAATCAATTAGAAAGAGAAACAGAGAACTCACAATTGTTTTCTATAGTTGAGGAACAAAAGAACCTTCTCAAAGAGTTCATTACTAAAAAATTTGCAAAAGAAGAACTTACTATCAAGTTTATTAAATCTGGAATTGACCTAAAAAAGAAACAAGCAATTAAAGATGAAGTAAAAAAAGATTCAGACAATATTGATGATGGACAAGCAGCACTTGTTGATATAAAAATAGAAAATTACTTTGACCAACATTTAGCAAACGTCTACATACATCTTATAGATTCTGTAACACAAAATAATGAAATAGACAATATTCTCAATGGTATTGATGAAATATACGAAAGTGACTATATTGAAAATTTAGAATTATTAAGAGTGTGATATGACAACAATTTCATCTGTTCAAACTAATCCAAGCTCTCATGTAGTAGCCTATTCAACTAAAAATATTTACGATGCCGAGTTTAGGTGTTTACAATGTGGTAAATTACTGGCAAAATACAATCAAGAGCAAAGTTTTTTTTTGCAAGTAAAATGTCCAAGATGTAGAACATTAAAAGAAATTTAAGGAGAAGAAAATGGCAATTGACCGAGAAGAACTAGATGATATGCAGGTATCGCAAGATGGAATACCACCTAGAGATAGGGAACTGTATGCAATGGAAGATGTGTATACAACACCTGAACTTGCTATAGAAAGAGCAAGAGAAATGGGGGGCGAGGGTCATCATGAACAAACTTATGTTATAGATGATAAAAAAGTATCTTTGTATATGCCTTTTCCAACTCATGAAGAATATTTAGAAGTTAAAGCTAAAAGTGAAGAAGAAGAAGTAGAAGAAGTAGAGGTTAAAGAAGAAGTTACTGCAAGTGACGTTCATATTGAAAAACCTTTTTCACAACTAGAGTGTGATTGCGATGAAGGCAAAACAACTTGTGACTGTGAGAAAACAGAAACAACAGCTAACGATTATTCTTTAGAGCAAACATTTAATATTAATGGTATTGAGATTTTCTCTGAAGGCAAATGGAATGGCGACCAATATACAGCAAAAGATTTAAATGCAATGGTTACTAGCTTTGGTATGACAGGGTTTGAACCACCCGTTAAGCTTGGTCATAACGAAGAGCAACCAGAACTCAAAGATGGTTCTCCTGCTCTTGGTTATATAAACAAAATTTACGTTGAAGGAAAAAAACTCCTTGCTGACTTTAAAGAGCTTCCTAAAAAAGTTTATGAAGCAATAAAGCGAGGAAATTACAAAAGAGTTAGTTCTGAAATTTATTGGAACTACGCAAAAGATGGCAAGGTATTCGATAGGGTACTAAAAGCTGTTGCACTACTTGGAGCGGAAGTTCCTGCCGTAACAAACTTAGAGTCAATAACTGGTTTGTATAGCAAGGACAACTCCAAACTAAAAATCTATGATAAGGGGGTTGATATAGTGGACAACGAACAAACTAACTATTCAATCGAGGTAGCTCAACTGAAGGAAGAACTTGAAAAATCAAATCAAGAGAAAGCTGATGCTATCCAACAACTAAAAGAAAAAGATGAAGTTATAAAAACTGATGCTATTACTTCTTATATGAAAGAATTAAAAGCTGATGGTAAAGTACTACCTGTCTTTGAAAAAGAACTTGTAGCTTTAATGTCTCATTCATCTGATGAAAAAATCTTCAAATATACTGAAGATGATACAGAGCTTGAACTTTCACAGTTTGAACTTTGTAAAAAAATCTTTTCATCTATACCTTCTCTAATAGAGTTTTCTGAACTATCAGAAGCAGCAGACATCCCTGAAGATTATACAAATGCTGGTGTTGAAGCAGATAGAAGAGCAAAACTTTACATGGAAAAAGGAAAAGCTGACAATTATAGAGATGCCCTATATGCAGTTTTAAACAAAGATGAAGATTTGAAAAATCAATACGACAAGGAAGGTAAATAAAATGGCAAATCGTACATACTTAACAATGATTGCTTCAGAAGACTTAAGTACATCACAATTTAAAATACTTAGTGTTTCTGGAGAAAATACAGTAGCTCTTAGAGTAGCCGCAGGTGCGGGTGTTCTTGGAATATTAGACAACAAGCCTAAAAACGGAGAAAACGCAACAGTTGTTGTTGCAGGTTTAACTCGTTGTATGGCTGGTGGTACAGTAGCAGCAGGTAGCTGGATTTCTGTTACTGCTTCTGGAACTGGCTTAGCAGCTACATCTGGACAATATATTCTTGGAAAATCTATTACTGGAGTAGCAAGTGGAGCTTATTTCCAACTTCTAGTTCAACATAATGGTTACAGAGGGTAGTAAAAATTAATTTTAAAGGAGACATAAAATGTCAATAACAGCAAGAGACGTTCACATTGATGCACCCTTAACAAACCTTGTGGTTGGCTTTGAACCAACAGGGTTTATTGTTCAGGATATTTTTCCAATGATAAACGTAAATAAACAAAGTGACGTATTTTTTAAATACGACAAAGGGGACTTCTTCAGAATCCCATCTACTACAGCTAGAGCTCCTAAAACAAAAGGTAGAACAGTAACATATAATGTTTCATCAGAAACATACTATGCTTCAAACTACGCTTTAGTAGAAGAAATTGACTATGAAACAATAGTTAATGCTGACGACCCACTAAAAATAAAAGAAAAGTCTGCAAGAAATTGTGCTAATCTTTTACATTTAGACTGGGAAAATAGAGTAGCAAATACTTTAACAACAGGAAGCAACTTAGGCTCATACGCAGCAGTTGCATCTCTCTGGTCTTCATCAACAGCAGGAACATCCGACCCATTCGGAGATATCGCTACTGGTAAAGAAGCAGTTAGAAGCACTACTGGTCTTGACCCTAACGTAATTATCTTTGGTAGAGAAGTGTATAACGCACTTATCAGACACCAAGACATTCTTGACAGAATCAAGTATGTTCAAAAGGGTGTTGTTACTAAAGACTTACTTGCTGCATTGTTCGATGTAGACGAAGTTCTTATCGGTAACGCAGTTAAAAACTCTGGTGCTGAAAATTCAGCAGACAGTTTTGCAAGTGTATGGTCTGACAATACAGTCATTATGCACAAAGCTCAACCATCAACTGATGGCAGAGACCCTTCATTAGGTTATTCATTTAGATGGACTAACCCATTGTTAGGTGCTCCAATGGCAGTTGAGTCTTGGGAAGACCCTGATAGAGGAATGTTCTCCAATGTTAGAGTTCAATATTACCAAGATGAGAAAATCGTAGCTCCTGAGCTAGGTTATCTTTGGACTGATTGTGTATAACAATTAGTATAAGGGGAGTAGGCAACTGCTCCCTTTTCCCATAAGTCATGGATAAAAAGACTTCCATAGAACATGGATTAAAAGTTCAAATACAATAAGCGAGGTATTTGAAATGACAAACTTAATACATTCTTCATCTCTCAGGTCTTACCAAAGACAGCTCTTGAGAAAAAGAACAATTAGTATTCTTTCTTACTTACAATTACTCAGTTAAAGTATAGAGATGGACAAACAGAAACTTTTAGAATATTTAAAGAAAAACATCTTTATTATACCTATAGTTGCGTCAATAATTATTGGAACATTTACTGGTATCAAATACATAGTTACTATGACTGACTCTATTCATAAGTCAGAACAACAAATTGTAAATTTGGAAAGAGATTTGGGTGTAGAGCGAGACAAGATTATAGAGATATCTGCAAGACTTGGAAGAGCAGAAGGTACATGGGAAATGGCAGAAAACTTATACCGAGTCCTAGCTGACCAAGTGAGAGAGCAAGAATATGATATCAAAGACCTTAATCGCTAGTATTGCAATCTTTCTAATTCTTACAATACCAGCTTTTGCTAGAAACGATTATTTAAATAGTGGCAATAACGACTGTAGAGCAGGAGAGCTGTCCTTAGAAACCTCGTATAGAGATAACAACAATAATTACAATAAGCATCATGACCCAGACCAGAATTATGATTACCCAACTTCAGAAACCAGATATGGAGTAAGATGGACAACATTCTTAGGAACAGTATGTACAAGCGACCATAGGAAAACAATACGAGATAACGCAAAGATAAAGCAAGAGCTTGAACTGTTAAAGGTTTGTACTAAATATTCTGACAAAGGTTTACCACCACAGTTTGCAACAATAACAAATAAATGCAAAGGTGTTGAACCTTATGATTGGAGAGGTAGACAAGAAGCTTCAACAACAGTTTATTGGGATGAGCTAAAGAAAAAATATCAACAAGAACACCCAGAAGCAGTATTTTATGGGATGCTTAAATAGATTACACATACTCTCCTTCAAATGGTTCAGACTTAGACTTTGTTACTATTTTTAACCAGTCTAAATAATCTTGGTTGCTTTCAAACCTAGCAACAACTTCTTTGCCTTGTGATTTAGTTTTATCTGGTGCTATATCAATAAAAGTTCTATATTCAAGTCCAAGACCTAGAGTATGTAAAGCTTCGGAGTAAAAACCAAGACCTTCATCTAAGTAAAAGATTTTTGGGCTTCCTTCTTCTGCGTGTAAGAATTCATCTCTAAATTCTTTAACAGCTTTTCGTAAATATGTTTGTGCTTGTGGTGTTACGCCACCTTTTTGTTCCATTTCATATCTAGCTAAATGTACCCAATCTCTAATCATTAAAAACTTACCTAAGTTTCTAGTAGGATTAATTTCTCTATCTTTTAACATTAAGTCTATATTACGTTGAAACCTAGCCTTTCTGCCAGTTTCCGTAAAATAACCATCATGGGCAATATCAACATCGCCAAGAATAGAACTAGCCCCAACGCCATCATTAATTTTAAACTCTGGATGTTCATGAACGTACCCGTAAAATTTAATCCCTATATGGTTTCTAAACAATCTGATTGGTAAATCTATCTTAAACGAGCCTACTGGGTCAGTTGTAAAGTGGTGTTGTTTTATAGAGTACCCGTTAAATATATTAGGGCGAAGGTATTTATAAAGATTTGGTACATTAGTAATCTCTTCATCGTCATCTATCCAAAAAATCCAATCTCCTTTTGCATCTTTAATAGATTTGTTTCTACAAGCATCAAAGCCAATCTTGGTAGCATTTTCTGAAGTTATAATCTTTGCTCCAAATTGTTTACATATTTCTACGCCATTATCACTTGAGCCATTATCAACAACAATAATCTCATCAGCAAAAGGTTGTACAGATTTTAAACATCTGCGAATCATATCTTCTCCATCTTTGAGAATCATACAAGCTGAAACAGTTTGTCTAGGAGATTGCAAGTCAAGAAATCTTTTAAATTTTATAGGTTGTGTTTTAGCAACAGATTTCTTCCAACTAAAAATCCACCAACCTAAATTATCTTGCACTCTAGTATTCGTTCCCGCAGAACACATTTTCATATTAAAGTCTTTTTTAGTGTTTAACATTTCTCTAAGCTGTTCTCTTTCAAAGTTCCACAAATGTGCTTTTCTTTCGTCTTCCCATAAACCAAAAGGAACAGTAAAAATAATGTACCCATCATTTTTAACTTGCGATTCTAGCTCATCAATAAACTCTTCTGGACTAGGCTGATGCTCTAATACTTCGCCACAATAAGCAATATCAACTTTTGGTATATCTAAGTTGGCAGGAGATGATTCTTTTATAATGTCAATTAATTCAGGTCGCTTACAATTCTTATCTATAAACTTTTTAGTCATTTCTATTTCTGCATCACTAATATTTACAGAGTGAACTTTTGCTCCAAAATATGCTGTAAACAATACTGACTCATTACCTATACCTGCACCATAATCTAAAATACTTATGTTTTCAGGTTTGTTTTTTAAAGTAGCAATATGCTTACCAATTTCTTCTAAAACAATTTTAGTTCTTGAATATTCTTGTAATGGAAACTCTTTATCCTCAGCTTCCATCTCTGCTTTTAATTCTTTTCCTAGTTGAACATAAAACTCATTATACTTTTCTTTGTCTTCAAGATATGGATATTCTTTGTTAATTTTATTAATCCATTCTTTATTTTTAGTTTCTTCTGACAAATGTTTCAAAGCCATAATGTTTTCGGTTCTATAAAGATGTTTAGATAATGTTTCTTTGTTTGCGGTTCTTTCTTTAAACATTTCATAAATATGTTTTTCCCATTCTTTAGCAACGTGTTTCCATTGATTGTTGTCAACGTATGATAAACCAGCTTTTTGAGCCTTTTCATATTTTGCGTCATCTTCAATAAGCTCAAATACTGCATTAACAAAGGCTTCTTCATATTCAGGTGTTTTAGCGTCTCCATCAATAATAGAAGCATAGTCTTCTCTACAAGTTTCAGGTAGTGCTCCAATGTTAGAAGTAACCATTGGTAGTCCGCACATTTGTGCTTCCATAACAGTTATGCAAGATGTTTCTTTAAAATTAGTAGGATAAACGTAGACACCTGCACCTTTATACAATCCATATAAATCATTTTTAGTTAAAGCACCAACATGACCAATTGAATAGCCTTGTTCTTTGTAAACTTTAATTTGATTGTTTAGTTCATTATAGAAGTTAGCCATGTCAGGGTGTGTATTGTCATAACCTGCAATAACAATTTCTATTTCTTTATCTTTAGCCCATAACTTTGGAGCAATACTATAAAGCAAATTATCAAGACCTCGTTCTGGTCTGTTGGTGTAAACAAGTCTTTTTCTATTTCGTTTTATGTCGCCTTCAACTTCTTTCTTAGTTATCCCATTTCTAGTTTTCCAAAATAACTTTTTGTCAGTTTGATATATTTCTGCTTGTTGATTTATATGAAAGTCTGATAAAGCCCATACTTCATCAATGTTCCATAGAGAACCAGTAAAGTCACTTCTTCTACTTTTTACGGCTACATCATGATTCCACAAAATGTTAATCTTGGATTTATTATCTCTTTGATATAGTTCTGGTATGCGTTGATTAATAGTTACATCGCAAGAACAATAGTCAAGATATCCTTGTAACTTATTATGATGAATCCAATGAACCCCATTATGAATTCCTTCTTTTGTAGTATTACAGAACAAACTAACGTCATGACCAAGTGCCGCTAACTCTTGAGCCATGCAAATTCCTGCAGTTTCGCTGCCACCCAAACTTTTAGTTGCAAGTGTATCATGGTTCATTTCCATTCCCATAACAATAAGACTTATTTCTAGTTTGTGGTTTTTCATTAGTGATGCTCCTATGGCTTTCTTTTTTATCAGTATAGTTTAACATTTTATTTTAAGTATGGAAAGTTGTGAATGGTATACACCACCCTATATTTTTGATAAGTACAACAAAATTTACAATTTTGATTTAGATGTTTGTGCAACAGCACTTAGCACTAAATGTAAAAACTATTTTGATATTAAACAAAATGGATTAGAACAAAATTGGATTGGTACTTGTTGGATGAATCCACCTTATAAAAATGCTAATGCTTGGGTTAGGAAAGCACATACGGAATCTATTAAAAATAAAAACATTATAGTTTGTTTATTGCCTGTTCGAACTTCTACTGATTATTGGCAAGATATTGTTTTGCCTTATGCAAAGATTGAATATTTAAGAGGTCGCATTGCTTTTGGTAGTCCAAATGGAATCATTGGAACAGCTAGACATGATAGTGCTATTGCGGTCTTTGACTGCTCTGATTAAAGTGATATAATAATCCTATGGCAGATTATACAAGCGTTGCTGATGTATATGCGTTATATCCTCGTATAGGCAGTATGACTATTATTACATCGTCAAATATTTCTTTCTATATTGACCAAGCTGAAAATGAAATGAATGGCTATTTGGCTAACAATTACAGTCTTCCGTTTGCAACCTCTGTTCCAATAGTTACAACAATAGCTACCGAGTTCTCGGTTGTTAAGATACTAGAAAGATTCTTCACACAAGAAGTAGGAAGTAAAAACGAGTGGGTAGAAGAAAGATATAAGCACGTTTACGAAACTCTTACTCAGATTAGCTCTGGAGATATTTCTTTAATAACTTCTTCTTATGAAGTTTTAGCTTACTTTTCAAATGGTGGCATTTATAGTAACAATCAAAACAATACTCCAGTATTTAATAGATTAAATACAACATTACAGCAATTTGATGGAGACCAGCTTAGGGATGAGTTTGATACAACTCGTAACACTCCAAGAGAACCTAGCTTAGAATAATGTCAGATTATATTACATTTACCCCACCAATAAAACATCTTGAAAAACAATTTGACCAAAGCAATAAGGCTTTAATTAAAGCTATGAGAAAAGAATTTAAAGGTTCTTTTGTAAAAAGCCTTATACCTTTAGGAAGGGAACTGGTAGAAGTAGCAGAAAAGCACTTTGCAACAGGTACATACTATGGTGCTAAGTGGACACCAGCATTTTCAACTTTAACTAGTAAAAAGAAAAAAAGCAAATGGTATGCTTGGAAAGCAAAAAGCAGAAAATATCAACGTGTAATTGGAACTAAAGATACAAGGATGAGTTATACGGGTGCAATAGAAAAAGGTTATTATTATCAACATAAAGTTAAAGGTAATCAAAAAGATGGATTTACCCTAGACATTATAGTAGGCAATAAAGCACCAAACTTTCAAGATTTTGAAAGAGGTACAGGTCTTGGATATAAATGGTCAACATTACCTAATGAGAGCAAAGAACAAATAAGAGTGATTGATGATAGAATAGATGAAGCTTATGATAGGTTTATCCGTAAAGTAGAAGGCGACTTTAAAAAAAGGAGAAAAAGATAATGTCAATAATAAATTATTTAGGTATAGAACAAAAAATACAAACAATATTACAAGCTGATTCAAGAACAGCAACAATAAATGGTAAAGCTACAACAATAGTAGTTGAAGATTCTGATATGGTTTCAGAAGTTAGATGTCCCTATGTAGGTATCTTTTTAGATTCTTATGAAACTGAAGAAGATACTGTAACAATAGGTGGAGCTAATCCTTATTTAACAAGTTTAAGTATAGATTTGCATATCATGGAGTTTGCAATGGAGAACTTAGAGGGTGCAAGACTTAGAGATATTGCAATTGGAAAAGTTAAAGAAGTTTTAAAAGATAATAAGACCTTAGATGATACAGTCTTGTATTATAAGTTTAGAAGTGGTAAATTTGAGAATATGAAGAATACTAGCGGTTTAGGGTTTTTTAAAGGCGTTACTCTATCCATAGATGTGGAGATACAAGAATGATAAAGATAAAATATACAATAAGTGGATTAGAGATTACAGGTTACGGCATTTCTAAAAAAGGTCTTGAGGTTTATGTACCAAAAGAAGTTGGTGAATCTTTAATACAACAAGGTCTTGCAAAAGAAAGTATGGATGTTAAAATTACCAAAGAAGTTAAAAAAGAGGTAAATAAATAATGGGATATGGAATTGGTGGATATTTAAGTTTAAGCAAACAAAGTGCATATGGAACTGCTACTACCAGCAGAGTATTTATTCCATTTGTTTCTGAATCTCTAGTAGAAAATAAAAACTTCCTTCAAATAGAAAACATGAGAAGTCTTTATGACGCTCCAAATGACGAAGAAGGCATAAACAACGTAACTGGCGATATTGTATTTGAACCACATCCAATTTATACAGGACATTTTTTAAGAGGTTGTCTTGGTTCTCCAACATCTACTTTAACAACTTCTAGCTATGTTCATGAGTTTCTACCAGCACAAACTGATTTTGCGGCAGATTGTAGTTTAAGTCCTTATACAGTTGAAATTTATAAAAACGTAGGTAGTGCTTATCAAATTACAGATGCTCAAATACATACTCTAGCTTTTGAAATTACTGCTGGAGCAATTATTAAATGTACTGCTTCTGTTCATGGTAGAGCATATGCTAAAGTTGCAAAAGTAACTCCATCATACATTGCAGCAGAACCATTTAACTGGGTACAAACATCTGTACAAATTGCAGGTTCAGCAAATGGAAACCTTGAAACAGCAACAATAACAATTGAAAACCCAATTGAAGGTGTACCTACATTAAACGCTTCCCTAAATGAAGGTCAAATATTAAGAAGCGACTTTAGAAAAATATCTGTAGCAGGAGACCAATCTTTTCAAGACCAAGCACAAGAAGCAAAGTTTAGAGCCAATACTTTGCAATCATTTAAGTTTTCAATAACTGGTGTACAACTTGGTGGTGCTGGACAAAATAACCAACTTGTTTTTGATATGCCTGATGTTAGATATAACACATTTGAATATCCAATAGCAGGAGCAGGAAGAATAACAGCTTCCTATGAAGGCAAGGCACAATACGATACAACATCCTCATACGCTGCGAGGATTACATTACAAAATACATTAGCAGCATACTAAATCCACAATAAGGAGTTTCTATGAAAACCTTTCCTATAAGCGATAAAGAAATTAAAGTTAACCCTGCAACACTAGGTCAACTTGCTAGTCTTGAAGAACATACTTCTTTAACTGTAGACGGGCAAAATAAACCTATTGGAACAGTTTTAAAAGTTTTAACTGTCATAATAGAAACTATCCCACAAAATGAAGGTGTAACAGTTGATTGGTTAAAGGGGCTAAGTATGTCTCAGGTAGCTAACATGAACGAAATTGTGACCTATTTTTTGGGGGTAGACTCTCAAGAGTAGAAGTAGAACATCTAAAAATAGTAGACTTCTTTGCAAAAGAGTATGGTTGGTCTAAAAAACAAGTCTCAGAGCTTTCAGCAGATGAAATCAATACACTCTATGGTATAATTACGAAAAGGTATAGAGAGCAAAATTGAGTGAATGAAAGAGGAAGGCGTTAGATGACAGTAAAAACTAAGTTTACAACAGTTATTGAAGTTTTAACAAAAGGCTTTGATAAATTAAAAAATTCAGGCTCATCTTTTAACAATATATCTCAAGCAGCTAAAAAATCTACAGCAGCAGTAGATATGTTCGGCTCTGCTATGGGAAAAAGATTCCCTAAAAACGTAGCGAAAGGTGGAACAGCTATTGGCGGCTTTGGTAAACGAATTGGTATGCTCGGAAATGTCTTTGGTAAAGTTCGTGGAGTCATGCGTGGACTGTCAGGAGCTATTTCAGCAGTAATTGGATTTAAAGTTATTTCTGAAATAACTCAACTTGTAAACCAAGCACAATCATTATCTAATAAATTAAAAGTTGTATCAAAAGACGCAAAAGACTTGAGTAAAAACTTTGCTGCAATGGGGGAAGTTGCCCGTAATACAAGAGCAGATTTAGATGGAACAATAACGATGTTCCAAAGATTAACTTTTGCATCTAGTAGACTAGGAGCATCGACAGAGCAAGTTGCAACTGTTACTGAAAACGTAAACAAATTAATGGCAATTCAAGGTGTTATGGCACATGAAGCTAGGTCAGTTCTGTTACAGTTGTCTCAAGGTTTCCAGTCAGGCAAATTAGCTGGAGATGAATTTAGAGCAATATCTGAAACACTACCACCTATCTTGGATATTCTTGCTAAAGAAACTGGAAGGACTAGAGAAGAACTTAAGAAACTAGCATCAGAAGGATTCTTGAAACCAAGACTAATTCTTAATGCTCTTTTAAAAGAGACACAAAACATTGATAAACAATTTAGAAAAACATCTATAACTTTAGCTCAAGGTATGAACTTAATTAAAACAGAGTTAATTATGTTTACAGCCGAGTTCATGGAAATGCAATTTATAAAAGACCTTATCACAATTGTTTTTAGAGGTATTTCTAAAGTAATGGAAATTTTTGGTACGGCTGTTAATGCTGTAATTAAAGCGGTAGATGCTTTATATATAACTCTGAAACGATTATTAACTTTTGATATTCAAGCTGTGTTTGATGATTTAAATGCTGCAATGTTTGGGGTTAGTGCTAGTGCTTTAAAATTAAGAAGAGATTTAAGAGGAGTAGAAAGCGTAGCACAAGAATTAAATTTAACAACAGAGAAGACTTTAGAAGAATTTGAAGGTTTGCAAATCGCTATGAATAAAGTTAATAATCAATCAACAGGAATTATAGATTTGTTCACTAAACTTGCAGAACAAGGTACTGTGGGAACTATTGTTGAAAAGATTGGAAAATCATTAGGACTCTTAGTCACTCCTGCACGAGTAGTAAAAGACAGGATGATAGAACTAAAATCAGTTATGGAAAACACTACCATGCCTATGGCAAATGTTGAAACAGCTCTTAACAAAGGTGCACTAGCTTTTAAAAACTTAGGGGAACAACAGGCAAAACTAGCTCATGCGAAAAGTGGTGGCTCATTTGGTAATCCATTCGAGATGTTTGGAAGCGACAGCGAGAGGGCAGATAGATTAAAAGAAATGCAAGATACAGTTACAAAAGGCTACGCTTTTATACTACAGAATGGTCAAATTACTTTCGCAGCAATAAATGAAGGAAACATAGGCTTGATGGAAGGTGTTTCTGAAACCATTCTTACAACCCAAGAGGATATATCAGCAGGTTTTATTAGACAAGAAGAACTGAATAGAGCTGGTGTTACTAGTGCAGCAGAATTCGCAAAAAGTACGGCTAACGCTTATTTGTTTTCTTGGGAAGGCACTTTCGCAGCATTGCAAGGATTAAGTAAAAGTGCTTGGAGTGCGTTTTCAAATGGAGCTGCTACAGCTTTTACATCAGTTATTATGGGTCAAGAAAAATTTGGTAAAGCAATGAAAAAAATGATAGTACAGTTTGCTAGAAGTATGGTCATGGAGCTTATAAAAGTAGCTCTTGCTATGATAGCAATTAAAGCAATAGCTGGTATGGGTTTTGACCCTTCAAAGCTTACAAAAATAATGGGTTTGTCTGGTAGTATTGCAAAATCGCTTCTGGGTGCTGAACCAACACCAGCAGCAGCAGGTGGTATTGTAACAAGTCCTACATTAGCATTGGTAGGAGAAGGTGGAGAACCTGAAGCAATAGTACCTTTAAGTAAAGCAGATGATATGGGTTTTGGTGGTGGTGGACAACCAATGGTTATACAAAACTTAAGTATTTTTCCAAATGCTAATCTTGACGCAGCTTTATTAGACAGACCACAATCATACTGGGTAGACCTAGTACAAGAAAAAATCTTACCTGCATTAAATGATTTAGGTAGTGCGGGTTCAACAATATCAGTTGAATTTCAGGAGACTAGATAGTGGGAAACATTCTTTTAGGAATCCCTAATTCTGGTTACATAATTTTAGATAGTGCAGGGTACGGATATAAGTTTGAAACTACATTTAATAGAAACGATATAAGAACAAAAGATGGTACTTTGTTTAGCTATGTTCTTCCTAATTCAGACTCTAAAAAATGGGACATACCATTAAAGTTTGTGAATTCAAGTCAGGTCTCACATATTAATTCATGGTGGTCTACAGCAACAGACCTAAGATATATAGAAGACGATTCTTTTGCAAACAGTTATTACGCAGTTAGAATAGTAGGTAAGAAAGATACAATAACAAAATTTGTTGAGCCTTACTTTAGACAAAGATATGAAGGCTCACTTGTAATAGAAACTATATAGAGGTAAAATAAATCTATGAATAACTTACCAACAGGCACATATAAAATATCAAATGCAAACGCAACAGACGAAGTAGCAATAGCTTCAACATGGGGTGGAAAGAACTTTTATTGCACTAATATTGCAATTCAAGCTTATAACACAGCAGCACATAGTGGAACTCATGCTGTAAAACTTTATAATGCAGCAGGTAGCCCTGCGGCTGAAGCAACTATTGCAGAGATACATTTGAATGGAGCAGCACTAGCACACGCAGAAATGAATTTGAATCCAAACGTGTTATTGCCACAAAGTTATAGTATTAGAATAGTATCAGCAAATGCAAAGACAGACATATATTGTTCTGTAATTGGATATACATTTAACTTAACAGATTAGGAGCATAGATGGGACATATTTATGACAGTTTCAGAAACTACATAGCAGTAGGAAGTGCAAATTTAGCTTCTGTAACAATAGGTGCTTTACTTGTCAATACGACTGCAAATGTAAGCTCTGGCTATGTATTCTCAGCAGCACATACAACAAGAGCAAATGTACCAGCAGTAGCACAAGTCGCTGTCTACTCTCTTTCTGGTGTAGCAGTAAGCTCTGGAAGAGTTAATGCAAACGATTTAGCTATTCCGTCAGTAAGTGGAGCTCCTATAAATGCCGTAATTTATTTTGTGGCTACAGCAAACTCAAGTACAAGTCCATTAATAGCAATCCAATCAAGTGGTAGTGGGTTTCCTTTAAGTCCTGATGGTGGAACTATAAATGTTACGTTCCCAGCTTCAGACCCATTTGTCATGAAGGTGTAATTTGGCTATTCAAGGTGGAAGAATCTCAACTGATGACATTCTTGATTCAGCAGTTACTACTAGTAAAATAGCTGACGATGCTGTAGAATCTGAAAAGATAGGCAATAATGAAGTCTTAACAGCAGCAATTCTTGATGCTAATGTAACAAACGGAAAACTAGGTACAGACATCTCTGCAGCAAAACTAGTAGCAGGTACATTGCCAATGGCTCGGTTATCAGGAACTTTACCTGCATTAAATGGCTCAGCTTTAACAGCTTTAACAGCAGGAAACTTATCAACAGGAACAGTAGCAACAGCAAGACTAGGAACTGGGACAGCAAACTCAACTACATTTTTAAGAGGAGACAGTACCTATGCAGCTCCTTCTACATCAGCAGTTCCGACCAATAGAAATTTAATGATTAATGGTGCAATGGAAGTTTCACAAAAGGGTGGGGGAAGTCATACAACTGCAGGTCAAACATATTGGGTAGATAGATTTTATACATACACTGCTGCTGCTGGTAGGACAATATCACAAAGCTCTAATGCACCAGATGGATTTAGAAAAAGTATAAAGCTACAAAGAGATAGTGGAAGTTCGGCAGTAAATCCACAATATCTGTCGCAACCTGCTGAAAGTGCTAGTAGTGTAGGATTTGCAGGAGAAACAATAACTTTAAGTTTTTGGGCAAGGGCAGGAGCAAATTTTTCTCCAACAAGTAATTATCTTAATGTTGCAGTTTATTCTGGAACTGGTACTGACCAATCTTTGATGGGTGGTTTAACTGGTTCTGTTGCTGTAATTGGAACTACTAACCAAACAATTACAACTAGCTGGGTAAAATATACATTTACAAGTGGAAGCGTTGTACCTACAAATTCAAATCAATTAGTTTTCCAAATATTAACTACTCCAGTTGGAACTGCAGGAACAAACGATTGGTATGAGATTACTGGTGTACAAATAGAAATAGGAAGTTCGGCTACAGAGTTTGTACATGAAGAATATGGTACAACTCTGGCAAAGTGTCAAAGATTTTTTTTGAATTATGTAGATGGCAATACTAAAAGCATTGGAGTTGGTGGATTTTACAATACAACAGTTGTAGCTTGTCATATACAACCACCAGTTACATTCAGAGATACACCATCTTTTGCTTTTGGTTCTGGAACTGGTTGGTATTATACTGATACAGATGGTGGTTCAACTACAGGTAACTGGACTGCTGGTTCTTGGCTACAAATAAATTCAGTAGGATTTTATGGTACATTTGGCACTAAAGGTGGTGGGGATGTTTGTTTTTTAAGAACTAATAATGCAGGAGCATATATCTGGTTTGATGCAGAGTTATAGGAGAGACAATGTTTGAAGGTTGCACAATAAAATATGGATACGATTTGGGTGGAATGAAAAATCAAATCATAATTGAATATCCAGAAAAAGAAAGTGGTGGCAGAGATGTTGTAACTTGTCCTATTGATAGTCCTAACAATAGATATTACAAAATGGTTATGCAATGGGTAGCAGAAGGTGGTGTTATAAGTGAGTGATATAATTATTTGGAAGCAAGAAAGTGGTATAATAGCAGTAACACATCCTGCATTAAATTGTGGTCTAACAATAGATGCAATAGCAAAAAAAGATTTACCTACAGGAACTAAGTATAAAATAATAGCAGCAGAAGAACTACCAGAATGGGATGAGTTCAGAGATGCTTGGACTTGTGATGATGACTACCTAGACTCAGGAGTAGCAGATTAATGATTACACATGATATGAATAAAGCCAGAGAGATTTGGAGAAACAAAATTAGACTAGCTAGGAAACCTATTTTAGAACAATTAGATATAGAATATATGAGACTAAGCGAACAGTCTGCCGATACATCGGTCATTGTTGCAACAAAAGAAAAGCTAAGAGGTTTTCCAAACAAACCTGAAATAGACGTGGCTACTACATTAGAACAATTAAGAGAAATATGGGATAATAGTTTATTGGGAGATAAAGTTTAAATGGGACAAACAGTAGTCAAAACAGGAGCAACAGGGCTAAGTGGAAGCACCTTAATTTATTCAAGTGCAGCAGCAGGTGTATATTCTGCTCTTATTGATTTAACACCTATGCACAGTACCGCTAAGATAGCAATCAATATTGGCAATACTACTATAGTTGCTAGTGGGACTAAAGTAGTAACGTCAGATTCTTTTGAAGGAGCACAAACAATTGACCCAATGTTTTTTCAACCACCTATGCACACAAATAAAGGTTATTCAATAACTATTGTTTTAAGCTCTGGAACTGCACCTACACTTCCATTTGAAATTACAACATTCTAAAAATAGGATATAATAACCTCTATGGCACTCGGCAGTTATAGATTTTCACATCAAAGACAAACTTTTTATTACTTACTAGGTAATAAAATCTATATTAATGGCGTTGATTTCCAATCTGAAATAGGTAGACCAACTCTGGCTACATCAATTGAAGCTTTATCCGTAAACGGGCTAGATTTTGAATCACTTATTGGCGATATAAACATAAGAACAAATATAATAATTAATGGTTTAGATTTTGTATCAACACTAGGTAATCTAAATGTTACAGAAAGTTTCAGCATGGCTTATATTGGTCATGATGCTAGTTCTTTATTTATAAGCAAAAACCAAAGTACAAACCCATCATCTGTTGTTAAAAGATTTACTTATAATAACTCTGATTTTTCTGGCAGGGTTACTAAGTATGGAAACATATCAAGAGAGTATTCTAAAGTAGTAGGAAAGGCTTTTTCAATAGACATGGAAAACGCTAGTGGTTTAATGAATGACTTAAATCAAAACAGAGCTAATTTAAGACAGACTGGCGATGTTATGTATGGATATCAAGCTACTGCTTCATCAGCAGACGTTATTTCAATTGGTGCAGGAAAACTAACTAATGTAAGTTATGACAACAAGAATGGGGCAAAATTAACTTTTAAAACAAGGCTTGATACTTTAGCACAAGACAAAGTATCAATTGATACCTCATCAAGACAAGGTGCTAATTTTACAACATCTAATCACAACCCTGCTGATTTATTGTTTCACATAATGACGGCTAGTAGTTATGGTGGTGGCTATAGTGCAATAACTTCTAAAACTAATCCTGTAATTAATTACGATTCATGGAAAGCTTGGAAAGACCAACTTACAAGTGAGTCTATAACAGTAAGGGGCTTCATCCCTCATGGTACTAGCTATCAAAAAACAATAAAAGCTCTTGCTGAAATAACAGATTCAGCAATTTATGTTGAAGCAGACAATAGGCTTTTCTTTGCAAGATACTTAACAGGCTCAAATAGTTTTACTGCAGTTGCTTCTGAAAATGACATAATAAGTATGAGTGCTACTGTTAATGCCTATGATATGTGTAATCAATATTCAGTTCCAATGTCATATTCTGTAACAAGCAACAGGCTTAGTGATTCTCCGTCTGGAACAGTAACAATTGTAAACACTTCTTCAATAAATAGTTTTGGAACAATCTCTAAAGAACCAGTTAGTAAATTGTTTTGGTACACAAGTAGTGCCAACGCTGTTGCCTTAGCAAATAGAATTACTGTTAGAAGACGAGAACCTGAAGTAGCTGTTAAAATAACAACACCAATAAAATATTTAAATCAACAATTAACTGATATTATGAGAATCAACGTATCAGAGCTTGGACTTGTTGACCAACCATACACAATTATTGGAGAAACAATAAATTTAGAAAAAGATACAATTATGTTTGATTTATCAGTAGGACATGGCATAGCCATTGCCAATATAACAGTTTTTGAACTAAATGATGATGTGTTAGGTAGGTTGAACAATACAATAGGTGTTTTGGCTTAAATTTATGGTACAATGGATATAGAATGGGTTATACAGCACAAAGCTTTACAGTAGGACAAAAGCTAACTAGCACACAGCTTAATACAATAGACCAAAATTTTGATGCTATTGCAGATGGAGACCCAAGTGCACCTAGACTACCAAGACCAAATATATGGGTTCACTTCTGTGGATTCTCAACAGCAGACAAAGGCATATATGCACAAAGAGGAGTCTCAAGTTTTACAAGAAATGGCACAGGAGACTACACAATAGCTTTTACCACACCTTTGTCATCAACCAATGTAGGAATGAGCATATCAACTGATAGTGCTTTTGCATATACTGACGTTTCAGTTAGAAACGCAAATTGTAATGCACTAACAACAACAGAAGCTAAGTTTAGATATCATGCAGCTAACGCAAGTGGCAATGCAGTTGAAGACCAAGTGGCAATATTTGCAACAGTCTGGGACTATGGGGCAGGTGGCTTTTAATGGCATTTCATGATATGGCTTTTACTTTTGGTCAAACCTTAACACATTCATTGATGAACCAAATGCAAGAAAACTTTACATCTTTTGCGGCAGATGCTTCAGGTAGTCCACAGTTTTTAGGAAGAGCCGATTCAATGGTTGTGTTTTCTGCTAATGGTCATATACAATCAGGCAGAGGTGTAACTTCTATTACACATGGTGCAACAGGGCAATATACTTTAAATATGACAGCAACTTTTTCTGTAGGAACTTTAGTTTATTCTGCTAACCCAACATACAAAAGGTCAGTCCCAACAACACTAAGTGGGTTTACAAAAGACGTAGCTTATAGCGATACTTCAGTAAGAGCTTTAAGAGGTGTAAGTGCAGTTTTAGCAAATAGTGGTACTTATCAAATGGGATTTAAAGCAGGTAATTCGTCAGCTACAGCAAACGAAGATGTATTCGAAGGATGTGTAGTTTTCTTGGAGCACACACAAGTATGAGTTGGACAGCATTAAGTTTTAGTAGTGGACAAGTTTTAACCAATTCTTTAATGAATCAGTTAATGGAAAACTTTACTGCAGTAACTTCTCATGCTAGTGGAGCACCTAATATAGTTGCTTTAAACAGAGCTTGGGCAAGGTTTAATTCTGCTGGGGGCTTGTTAGTTAGTGAAGGTGTAAGTAGTGTTACTCGTAACAATACAGGACAATATACAATAGCTTGGACTGTTGCATTTAGTGGTTACTACGGAGTTACTTTTGGAGACATTACAACGGCTGCTGTAAGTGACCCAAGCGTAAGAAGTTTTCGTGGTTTTCCTGTTAGTGCAGGAAGTGTAGTTGTAACATATGGAGCATTTAACAATAGTGGAAACGCTAAAGAAGATGTAGAAGGAACTGTCACAGCATGGCAGGTATAATAAATA